GATTACGTTGCGTTTGAACCAAAGATACCTCTTGGATCAGAAAATCCAAATACATATCTTTCTCTCGCTTTGTATCTAACGTTGCCTGTATCAAAGTCACCTTCCATTGAAGTTTTGATAGGTGATCTATTGAAATGTTTCAGACCATTAGGCACATCAGTTTTGATGAAGAATTTCTTCGCAGCAGTTAAGTAGTTATTTACTACATATCCACCAGAGATCATTCCCATATTTCTGATTGCGTTAATGTCGTTATCAGCAGTACCTGTTCTACCAGCAGAATTCATAAGTCTGTCAGCAGTAAATTGAAGCGCTGAAGGTATAATTAATTTTACACCTGTCGCTGCAATTTTTAGGCCTCTTTCATCAGTTAGTGCAGCAATGTCGATTAAAGACTGCTCTAAAGATGTTTCATTAAGTTCAGCAGCTACTGCTAACTCGTTTGAAAATGTACCAGCTAATGTAGGGTGGTCAGTAGCACAAAGCTCCTTACCATCTCCACCAGCAAATGCTGCAGTGAACGCGTTGTTCAATACTGCTGCACCTTTGATGTTTTTAGTACTTGCCATAGATCTTGCTAAAGCTTTCGTATATCTAGAAGCTAATCTATCGTAAAGGTTATCTTCGATAGCTTCTTCTGTGATAGCGAATGCTAATGCGATCGTTTCGTTAGTATAACGAGCTGTGAAAGTTTCTTGTGCATCGTCGTAGCCAACCCCTTGACCTTCAGGTTTAACTGCCGCGTTTGCGAAACCAGCTAACATTACTTCTTCTTCGAAAGCTCTGTCAGATGATTCAGTGTCGAAAATTTCAGTCCACTGCTCGCCGTATTGTTTGTATTCCAGACCGAACAAAGCGTTCAAACCTGGCTCTAGTTCTTTAACTAGTTGTGCTCTTGATATTGCCATAGTTATTTATCTCCTATTCGATTAGTTATACAAGTTACTAGCTTGTGCAATCGATACTACAACGTTCGCACCTACTGCTGTTAGATCATTGTTGTCTGGAGTGTCAGCTGATCTCACAAGTTTAAACATATGAGTTGTTGCTGCTCCGCCACCAATGTCTAAAGTAACAGTTGATTGACCGTCTTTAGCATCACTTGCTGTAAAGCTGTTTGTGTTATAGCCAGCATCGCCGATCATAGCTTGAGTAACTGCCGCGTCCGCTTTAATAACATATTCTTGTTGCGGGTTGTCATTTACAAAACCTATTCCGTCGCTGCTACCTGTATTATAGTCAGTTCCAAATGTTGTGCTTGCTGCAACTGAATTAGCAAAAGTTGGTTTGCTTGTAGAACTATCAATATAGAAAGCTCCATTAAACACACCAATTAGAGGAGCGTGTCCAGAATTATCGAACGCTGCTCCACCTGCTCCTGTATCATCAGTTGTTGCGAAACTTGCATCTTGTAAATAACCTTGGTCACCACTTGCATCTTGAAGTGATACTGGGTTATTTTTGAAGATACCAACACCTAGGCCTGATTTGATTTTGTAGTTAGATTGACCAGAAGTTGCTGGAGTATTTCCAACAGTTGAAGTCGTTCTTAACCCAAAACCTACTGTACTTGCATTTGCCATAGTATTTGTTTCCTTTTTATGTACCTGCCCCGAAGGGCCTCCAGTACGGGTTTAATTTATTTTGTTGGGTAGGAATAGTTAAAAGATTAACTTTTCTTTGTACCACCAAAAGTTACACGAGTATTAGATTCCTTATGGAATTTCATACTAGGGTGCTGTTCCTTCATAAGATTGTTCTCTACTGCTTCTTCTTTTGCATCGTTTTGCTTTTTATAATAAGCATCGATTTGAAGCGCAATCTCCTCTGGTATCCTAGCCAGCAATAGGCCGCCCACTCCGATTATTCCAGCGTATCTGCCTTCTGTCATCTCTGGATATATTGTGTCAGGATATTCGTCAGCTCTCACTAACTCCCATCCTTCTCTCAAAGAAGATGCAACATTTTTTGCATCCGATGTACCAAGTATCTCGGCACGTATCCATTGATGTCTATATCCAGTTGGCGCTGGGGGTGCATCAAGTGAGTTGGGTGGAGTCCAAACTTTTTTGACTTCTATTTTGTCTCTAGTTTGACTCGCACGAGAAGTTTTGATTTTATCATTTTCCATTTTATGCTCCTTCCGTGATTTTTAATTGTTTTGCATAATCTTCTAGCGGCACACCTAATCTTTTAGCAATTGCTACCTGCGAAGGCGTGAGTTTTACAGTTTTTCTGCGTCCTGTTGAGGCTGAACGTTTAGCCGAAGCTACATTCTGAACTGGTTTAGTTCTTTCTGTAGTAGTATCATCCACCTTATCAAATTTGTGCGGAAATTCAAGTCTTATTCTTTTATCAACTTCTGCATAATATTCGTCAGATTTAGGATCATACCCTTCTTGCTCTACAAGTGTTTTATGTAGATCAAAAGCTGTGTAAGTCATTGCTGAATCATT